GATTAAGAGAGATGAGAGGAGACTTTGATAATGAAACTGAAGACCTTTACTGATACTGAGATTGCTGAGTTGAATAAAGAGTTTGACAAAGGCAATGCTTTCACTAAATGGAAGTTTATGCAGACAGAGGAATTCAAGAGACTGCCTGATGCTGTTCGGTATACAGTAGAGAAGGAGTGCCTACTGCATTACTTCAATATGATTACTGATGGTATGTCAGATTGGAAAGGCCCCATTAAGGCATTGATTCCAATTGCATTACTGAATCCTATGAGGGCAGCAGTGGAATACTTCACAGGCACTGAGTTGATGGTCTTAGAACAAGTGGATACTGAGTTCAAAGTATTCGCTAAAGGATATTACATGATGGGCGAATAAAGCCCTTGACAAAGAGGTAACTCTGTGTTATACTCTGAGGATACTTGGGGTACAGCGTATCCCCCCAAAACTGAGCAGCGATTGGCAATCTATAAATGCAATAAAGATACAGAAAGATATTTCAAGGAAACATAATGAATTCAGACTATTACGCAATCATACTCGCTAAGGTATTCATCATTACCCTTTTTATAATGGGTATGGTGTCTCTTGCAATTGAACTATACAATGGAACACTTCCTCTATGACTTACACAAAGAAACTAGATGAGAAGATCAAAGAGTTAAACTCTACTAGAGTATTCAAGAAGGTTACGCCTATGCATACTCTGGATTGGTATATCAAGTGGGCATCCTCTGCAATCATTCTATTGGCGGTAATGTGTCGTTCAGTCGATGAGGTGCCTCGTATCTTTGACTTGGTGTTTTCTTTCTTTGGTACGATTGGATGGTTCGCAGTGGGGTATCTCTGGCATGATCGTGCATTGATTCTATTGAATGGAGTATTGGTATTCATGTTGGGTATGGGGTTATTGAGATACTTCTTTACATAAGCCACCCCCCTAAAACTGAGAGAAATCTATTGACACTTCCCTGTACTTCTGTTATACTGATGTTTATGAAATGGAGAATGCTATGAGCGATAAAGAACTACTACTTGACTACATTCGATTTGTGGATGAGGTTACATCTGATGCATCTAAGGATAGTGAAGCCTTTGTAGAGGCATTGGATATTATTGAGGAGACTTCTGAAGTTCCCCCAGAGAGATTGATTACCGCTGCACTAGGTATATGTGCAGAAGGTGGTGAGTTTACTGAGGTGGTGAAGAAGTGTATCTTCCAAGGCAAACCAATGGATGAACATACCATCTTTCATCTGAAAAGAGAACTTGGAGATATCATGTGGTATATCAGTCAAGCGTGTATCGCACTAGATACTAATATAGAAGATATTATCTACATGAATATTGAAAAGTTGGAAGCGAGATACCCAGATGGTTTTGAGGCATTTCGTTCTAACAACAGAAGTGAAGGAGATGTATAAGTGGATTTTCTAAAAGACATTGCAAAGACAGCAGGGAATGAATACGCAGCACTAGTTTCGGAAGGTGTAGAGGCAGGAGATGTGGATAACTTCATCGACACTGGTTCTTATATCTTTAACGCACTATTGTCTGGTAGTATCTATGGTGGGTTGCCTGCGAATAAGATTACTGCGGTAGCAGGGGAAAGTGCAACAGGTAAGACATTCTTTGTCATGGGAATGGTAAAGAGTTTTCTTGATGCAAACCCAGACGCTGGAGTGTTATACTTTGAAAGTGAATCTGCAATCACCAAACAGATGGTTGTGGATCGTGGTATCGACCCCTCTCGCATGGTTATCCTACCAGTAACAACTGTGCAAGAGTTCAGAACTCAAGCGATTAAAGTGCTAGATGCGTTCCTCGCTCAGAACGAAGCAGATCGTAAACCTCTGATGATGTGTCTTGATTCTCTTGGTATGTTATCTACTACGAAAGAAGTAGAGGATACTGCGGAGGGCAAGGAGACTAGGGATATGACTCGTGCCCAAGTTCTCAAAGCAGCGTTCAGAGTATTAACTCTGAAACTAGGAAAAGCGAAAGTGCCGATGGTGGTGACGAACCATACCTATGATGTGGTCGGGTCGATGTTCCCTACGAAAGAGATGGGTGGCGGGTCAGGTCTAAAGTATGCTGCAAGTAGTATCGTATATCTCTCTAAGAAGAAAGAGAAGGATGGTACTGAGGTGATCGGTAATATCGTTCACTGTAAGAATGCTAAGAGTCGTCTGACGATTGAAAACAAAATGGTTGATGTGCGATTGACTTATGATAAAGGACTTGATCGTTACTATGGACTGTTGGACTTGGCGTTGAAGTATGGTATCTTTAAGTCTGTCTCTACTCGTGTAGAGTTACCAGACGGCACCAAGACATTTGGTAAAACAATTAATAACCAACCAGAAAAGTTCTTTACGGAAGAAGTGATGGCACAGTTAGATGAAGTCGCAAATAAAGAATTCAAGTATGGTAATGCAAGAGAAGTGGAAGTAGAAGATGTTGACACCGAAGCAGAAGTTTGATAAACTGTGGATGTTAAAAGAAGAGATTGAATATGCAGAGAGTCAGTTGCAACCGCATGACACTGGACATATCAATACCGCCATTGGGTGGATGAATAGTCGATTGAAAACTCTCAAGACTGAGTTGGAGAATGAACTAGATGAAGTTTCAACTCAATAGAAAAGAAGAATGCCTCACGATACTCATGGAAGAGTGTGGTGAGGTTATTCAAGAAGCATCTAAGATTATGAGGTTTGGTAACGACACATCCAAACTGACAAAGGAACTAGGTGATCTACAGTTTATGATTAACCTTACAGCGAATCACCTTGGTATTGATTCGGTAAGTATTGGGGTTCACGCCAATCAGAAACGTGAGAAACTTAAAAAATATTCTGACTTGATTGATAAGTGATTGATTCTATTGAGAATCTTTTTTAAATTATTTTGCATTTAGCCCTTGACATCCTCTGTGGATTTGTTATAATAACAGTATAGTCAATAGAGAGGTGAATTATGAAAAAGATATTAATTGCAATGACAATGTTCGCTGCCACTATCGGTAATGCGAATGCGTTTGAGTTTAATACAAACGGTGACGCTCTTGTTCAAATGATTGTCAAAGAAGTTGTTCTACAGACTGTAGGCAATACTGTCAAGAATAGTAGTGGTACTGTTATTGTTGATACTGTTGGTATTCAGACACAAGGCAAGGTGTCACAGTGTTGGACTAGTCCACAGTATTTTTCTGACGGTTCAATGAAGATGCGTGTAAGGTGTCACTAATGTTTGAAGGTGTAAAAGAATACAAAGTTTCCGATTACCTCATGTTTGATGGTGATCTGAAAGGGAACGAGTATGCTGGTGAAATTGATTTTGATAATGGTTACGGTCTATCCATCGTATCGCATAAGAGTTCTTATGGCGGCGATAGGGGATTGTTTGAAATCATGCTGGTTCGTAATGGACAGCCATGCTCGTTCCCACCTATTACTCAAGAGGGAGATACCGTAAAGGGTTTCCTTACGAAAGAAGAAGTCGAGGATATTATCGACACAACTAGAAACTTGCCAGGAACAGTGTAATGAATATTGAACAGTTCTTTAATGAAGCATCTAGGCACGATTGGTTCTATGACTACTCTGACGATCATCGTGTATGGAGAGCTGGTTCAGATAACCAGAAACGATTGTATGAACTTGCAAGAGACAATACAACAAAAGAAAAGATTATGTCTGAGTTTCGTGCATACACTTTAGGTAAAAGAGAACGCCCAACACTAGATGAGTTCATTGATAACGGAGTGTAGGTCAGTCTGGTAGACCACTCGCTTTGGGAGCGAGATGTCGGAGGTTCAAATCCTTCCACTCCGACCAACTTTGTGGGTGTGGCGGAATGGTTACGCAGCAGATTGCAAATCTGTTTCATGCAGGTTCGACTCCTGTCATCCACTCCAATCAATCACTACCACATAATCAAGATTATCCTTAGTCTAAAAGTTATCATCTGGTGATAAGTATTATGTGAAAGGAGAATCACTATGTGGACAAAACCTACCTTTGAAGAAATGCGCTTTGGATTTGAAGTAACAATGTATGTAATGAATAAGTAAGTTTCCTCTCTGATTAACTTGACCCCTTTTCGGTATAAATACTGGAAAGGGGTTTTTCTTTATGGCAGATATGTTATCTTATTTTATGGGTCGTGATGGGTTCACTTGGTTCATTGGAGTCTGTGAGGACAGAGATGATCCAAAGGCACTTGGGCGTATTCGTGTTCGTTGTTTTGGTTATCACACAGATGACTTAACAAAGATACCTACGCAAGACTTGCCTTGGGCACAAGTTATTCTTCCACCTACTGCACAAGTTGGTGCATTCCATAATATCAAACCAGGCGATTGGGTATTTGGTTTCTTTCGTGATCCAGATTATCTACAAGAACCTGTTATCATGGGTATCATGCCTGGCATACCAGCAAACGAACAAGACCCCACAAAAGGTTTCAATGATCCCAACT